TTTATTCACCATTGGTCTGTTTCAATCCAAACGAACTTGGGTTGACAAGCAGATCAAATGGTGTTATAATGTCTTTGACAAGTTAAAAATCCCCTATCAAAAATGGTATTGAATGTTCTACACAAATGTTTTACCTTTCGGTAATTACATTGCCCTGAGAGGTATAGACTCTAATGGCATGTCTTTCCGCAGGAAAGTCCGCTATGACCCTACCTTATTCGTTCCCTCACAAAAGCCTTCAAACTGGAAAACTCTTGACAATAAAAATGTATCGCCTGTAAAATGGGGGTCCATGAAGGAGACAAGAGAAGCCATGAGAAGTTATCCTGGCGATGTTTTTGGTATTGAAGGTTTTCAGTATTCTTACATTGCAGAAAACTATCATGGAATGGTAGATTATGACCTTTCCAAAATCAAAATTGCCTTTATTGATATTGAGACAAGTTCTGAGTATGGATTCCCAAACATCAGAGAAGCCAATGAAGAAGTTCTTGCCATCTCAATCAAGATAGGTGATGATTTCAAGGTTTATGGTTGTGGTGAGTATGAACCAGCTGATGGTGTGATGTATGTAAAGTGTAGAGATGAATCACAACTATTGGAATACTTCATCAGAGATTGGTCTGCAGATTATCCAGATATTGTAACTGGTTGGAACTCTCGTTTCTTTGATATTCCATATCTCATGAATCGTATCATTAGGATTCTTGGAGAAAAATCTGCACAGAAAATGTCGCCTTGGGGTTGGTATAAAACGAATGAAGTAACCCTTGTCGGTAACAGAAAACAGCAGATCTATGATATAGTTGGTGTATCAAGTATTGACTACATGGATGCATATCAAAAGTTTACCTATGTGAATCAAGAGTCTTATGCCTTGAATCACATTGCATATGCTGAACTTGGTGAGAAGAAACTTGACTATTCAGAAGCATCAACTCTCCATGAATTGTATAGAACAAATTTTCAGAAGTTTGTAGATTACAATGTCCATGATGTGTATCTTGTCTGTAAACTTGAAGAGAAGATGAAACTCATGGAAATGATCATCTCACTGGCATATATGGCCAAGTGTAACTTCAATGATGTTTTCTCGCCTGTGAAAATGTGGGATTGTATCATCTACAATTATCTTCTTGAACAAAATATAGTTGTACCACCAAAGAGACATGAAGAGAAGTCAGAGGCATACGAAGGTGCGTATGTTAAGGAACCTCAAATCGGACGCCATAGGTGGGTTTGTAGTTTTGACTTGAATAGTCTATATCCGCATCTTATCATGCAGTATAATATTTCTCCTGAGACTTTGACTGGCATGTATCCAAGAAGTAAGATGGTTGAATCTCTACTGGATCAAGAAATAGATACAAAGTTTTTGGTGGATAAGAATCTCACAATGACGCCAAACGGTGCCATGTATACTCGTAAGAAACAGGGTTTTCTTCCTGCACTTATGGAGAGAATGTATAATGATAGAGTCAAATACAAGAAGTTGATGATTGAGGAAAAGAAGAAAGGATCTAATGCTGATCCAAACAAACTTTCTCAATACTTCAATCTTCAGTTGAATCTAAAAATTGCCCTAAACTCTGCTTATGGTGCTCTCGGCAATCAATGGTTTCGTTACTTTGATGTGAGGAATGCAGAGGCCGTTTCTGTTGCAGGTCAACTTTCTATCAGATGGGCCGAGAGGGCAGTGAATGAGTATCTAAATGAGTTACTTGAAACCAAAGAGAAAGACTATGTTTTGGCATCTGATACTGATTCTCTGTATGTTACGTTGGATAGTCTTGTTGAGAAAGTCGGACTCACAGATACAAAGAAAATCATAAACTTTATGGACAAGGTTTGTGATGGTAAGATTCAAGATGTAATTGATAAGTGTTATGGTGAACTTGCAGTGTATGTCAATGCATTTGAACAGAAGATGGTAATGAAACGTGAGGTTCTTGCTGATGTCGGTATTTGGACAGGTAAGAAACATTACATTTTGAATGTGCACAATTCTGAGGGTGTGGAGTATGAGAAACCAGACTTGAAGATTATGGGTATTGAAGCAGTCAAATCTTCTACACCAGAACCATGTAGAAAGGCCTTGAAGAAGGGTTTTCGTATTATTATGAACGGAACTGAAGCAGACATCATTGAATTCATTGAAGGGTTTAAGAATGAATTCAAAGGACTCACTGCAGAAGAAGTTTCATTTCCAAGATCAGTCAAAGGTCTGGCAAAATACAGAGACTCTGCAACTATCTATCGTAAATCAACTCCGTTGCATGTTAAGGGTTCTCTGATATACAATGAGATGTTGAAGAAAAACAAACTGACAAAGAAATATCCAAAGATTCAAGAAGGTGAAAAGATTAAATATACATATCTTGTTGAACCAAATCCAACTGGTGATTCTGCGATTGCCATGTTGGGAACTCTACCAAAAGAGTTTAACCTTGATGACTACATAGATTATGATAAACAATTCCAAAAATCATTTTTAGATCCTATGAAGGGTATTCTTGACACAATCGGTTGGGAGTGTGAAAAGAAGGCTACAATCATGGATTTCTTTTCTTGACAAACATCATTTACATGATATAATAGGAGTATTATGCAAATAGATTATGGTGGTTGGCTCACAGAAGACTTAAAATCTTTATACAAAGATATTTTGAGAGATAGAGACAGGTCTGAAGATTATTCTGATAGACAACAATTAAATACGATTGCAACTCAAATTTTGGCAGAACTTCAAAAAAGAAACAAGAATGAATGATATGAAATTTACTACGGCTGGTGATTATATGGCAGATGTAGAAAAGAAAAATTTAGGTGATGAAACTTGGCAAACGAAAGCCAACAAGGCAGTGCCACGTTACTATTCTCCAACTGAATTGTTGGAAAAACGAGTGACAAGACTTGAACAAGATTTGAAAAATCTTAAAAAGGAATTAAAATTATGAGTGACTTTTTAGATGAACTAATATCTGCAACAGGAAACGAATATGCTTCTAAAGTTGCAGATGGAATGCTGGGGAACGTAGATGGATACATTGACACAGGTTCTTATATTCTCAATGCTTTGTTGTCTGGTAGCATACACAAAGGTCTACCGATTAACAAGATTACAGCCTTTGCGGGAGAGAGTGCTACTGGAAAGACATTTTTCTTACTTGGGTTGTGCAAACAGTTTCTTGCAGATAATCCTAGCGGGGGTATTCTTTATTTTGAGTCTGAATCAGCATTAACTCCTGAAATGATTGAGGAAAAGAATATTGACAAGTCAAGATTTGCTCAGATACCAGTTGCAACTATTCAAGAGTTTGCATCACAGGCAGCAAAGGTAGTAGATAAACATCTTGAGAAAGGTGATGGTAAACCATTATTACTTTGTCTTGATAGTCTTGGTATGTTGTCAACTGCAAAAGAGGTGGGAGACACAACTGAGGGTGCAGACAAAGTTGACATGACCAAGGCAAGAATTGTCAAGGGTGCATTCAGAGTCTTGACACTTAAACTGGCCAAAGCAGGTATTCCGTTACTAGTCACCAATCACACCTACAAACAGGTTGGGACTATGTTTCCACAAGATGTGATGGGTGGTGGTTCTGGTTTACAGTATGCTGCTTCTAACATTGTATTTCTATCAAAACGAAAAGAAAAGGTAGGAACAGACGTTGTTGGAAATATCATTCATTGTAAAAACTTCAAATCCAGATTGACCAAAGAGAACAAGATGGTTGATGTGCTTTTGACTTATGATGAGGGGTTGAGTCGTTATTATGGATTACTTGAACTGGCTGAAAAGTATGATATAATTAAGAAGGTATCAACTCGTTATGAATTACCTGACGGCACAAAATTATTTGGGAAACAGATTTTGAATGATCCTGAAAAGTATTTTACAGAAGAACTTCTCAATAGAATTGATGAAGTTGCTGACAAAGAATTTTCTTATGGAAAGGGAGATGATGCCGAATCTAGCGCCGATGAACCAGCAACAGAGGAAGTTGAAGGATAATTGGTTCAGTCTTGTTCCTAATCCAGATGACCCTGAAGACAAAGCCCCTTGTATCCAAATCCTTGAGGGGCCATTTCACCATGTTATAGTTAGATACAAGAATTTTCAATTACACAAAAAGTTGAATGAGGATGGTTCAATAAATTGTGATTTTGAATATGATATTCTTATGGCACCAAGCACTATTGGTGAAAATCATTTGACCGATGAGCAGGGTCAAATCTTTGAAGAAAAACTTGGAGAGTCAATTTTAGAACTTTTAATGGAGTCAGTACTTAATGAAAATAGAAACGACAATATTGAAGAATCTGTTACAGAATGAAGACTACACAAGGAAAGTCTTGCCATTCTTGGAAGAAGATTATTTTACAGACAATAATGAAAAAATTATATACAATCATATCAATGAATTCGTTTCAAATTATAGTTCACTGCCCAGTAAAGAGGCTCTTGCAATTGAACTCTCTGATGATAAAATAAATGATGAAGATTACAAAACATCTATAAATCTCTTGAATGAGATTAGTAAAGAGTCAGATGAGTATACAGAACTCGGATGGTTACTTGACACTACCGAAAAGTTTTGTCAGGACAAAGCGGTATATAATGCGGTCGTTGAGTCAATCGGTATCTTGGATAATCCAAATGGCAAAAAGGATAAAGGTGTTATTCCTGAAATCCTTAGTGATGCCCTTAGTGTTAGTTTTGATCCTCATGTGGGTCACGATTACATTGACGACGCAGATGATCGGTACGATTTTTATCACAGAGTTGAAGAAAGGATACCATTTGATCTTGAATACTTTAACAAGATTACGAACGGCGGTCTTCCCCAAAAGACTCTGAATATCTGTCTTGCTGGAACTGGTGTAGGTAAGTCTTTGTTCATGTGTCATGTGGCAGCATCTTGTCTTGCACAAAATCAGAATGTATTGTATATCACTTTGGAAATGGCCGAGGAAAAGATTGCAGAGAGAATTGATGCCAATCTCTTGGATATTTCAGTTGATGATTTACACCAATTACCAAAAGACATTTATGATAGAAAAATAAATAATTTGAGTAAGACTACAAAAGGTAAACTGATAGTCAAAGAATATCCCACAGCCTCTGCCAATGTAAATCATTTCAGAGCATTATTAAATGAGTTGAATCTGAAACGATCATTTGTTCCAGATATTATTTTTGTTGATTATTTGAATATTTGTACATCATCAAGAATACGACAAGGAGCAAATGTCAACTCTTACACATATATCAAATCCATTGCTGAAGAGTTGCGTGGATTGGCTGTGGAAAATAAGATCCCAATCGTATCGGCAACTCAAACGACACGATCTGGATATTCCAATACTGATGTTGGTCTGGAAGATACTAGCGAGTCTTTCGGACTTCCTGCTACGGCGGATCTTATGTTTGCGATTATATCTACTGAACAGATGGAAGCACTTGGACAAGTGATGGTCAAACAGTTGAAGAATAGATATAATGATCCAACTGTCAATAAGAAATTTGTGATTGGTATTGACAGAGCAAAAATGAAACTTTATGATGTAGATCAGTCTGCTCAGGATGAACTGGTAGATAATGGTCAAGAAGATGATACACCTGCATTTGACATAGCGACAAATGGAAAATTTAAAAAGCGAGATTTCACGGAGTTTGATTATGAATAGAGCACAAAGAAGACAACAACAACGGGCCGAGAAAAAGGCACAACAAAAAGGTGGTACATACAATATTGATATGGAGATGATTCAACCTTGGTCTGACGTTTTGATGAAAATCAAACTACCAACCATCCAGATATAAGAGTGGTGACAT